GCTACAGATTCAAATCGTAAGCCAAACGAGTATGCACAAATGATGTCTATCTTAAAAAAGGATTGTTTGCGTAAAGTTGCTTTAGAACGTAAGTTACTTGGAATGGCTGCAATGCAGGTTATTTACTTAAATGGTAAAGTTAAATCGGTTGAACATTTTCCAATGCACACGTTAAGAGCAGAAAAATGTAACGATAAAGGTGAAATTGAAGCGTGGTTTTACCATCACGATTGGTCAAATTACAGAAAAGGTGACGTATTAAAACGCATACCTGCTTTTAAATTTGGTAACGGAAAAGAAGTTGAATTATACGTTATTAAACCATACGTTTCAGGTTATCATTATTATACTCCAATAGATTATTCAGGTGCTTTACCATACGCAACTTTAGAGCAAGAGATTTCAGATTACTTGATCAACGATGTAATGAATGGTTTTAGTGGTACAAAAGTAATTAACTTTAATAATAATATACCACCTGAAGAAAAACGTCAAGAAGTAGCAAACGAAGTTAAACGTAAATTAACAGGAAGCAAAGGCGACAAAGTAATTGTTTCTTTTAACGCAAGTGCTGAAAACAAAACTACAGTTGACGATATTCCATTAAACGAAGCACCGGCACATTATCAATACTTATCTACCGAATGTTTTGAAAAATTAATCGTTGGGCATCGTGTTACAAGTCCAATGCTTTTAGGAATTAGAGACACAGGCGGTGGTTTAGGTAACAATGCTGATGAAATAGAAACTGCTACACGTTTATTTGACAACATTGTTATTAGACCTTATCAATTAGAAATCATTGAAGCGTTAGACGAAATACTATCTGTAAACGGAATAGCTTTAAACCTATATTTTAAGACAATACAACCACTTGATTTTATAGATGTAAATACATTAAACGCAGAAACAAACGAAGAAGAAACAGGTGTTAAAATGAGTAAGGTATGTTGTTCAAGCGACAATACTTTAGACGACGAAATTGCAAATGATTTAATAGACTTGGGAGAAACACCTAACGAAAATTGGTTATTAATTGACGAAAGCGAAGTTGACTACGATACCGACGATGCTGAAAACGAATTATTGAATAAAGAGCCAAAACAAAGTTTACTATCTAAAGTTTATAATTTTGTAAGTACAGGTTCTGCAAGACCAAACGCTAAAAGTGAGCAAGACGAAAACATTGACGGAATTAGATTTATAACTCGTTACGTTTATGCGGGTGAAATTTCTGCTGATAGTAGATTGTTTTGTAAAAAAATGAAAGAAGCTGATAAAATTTATCGTAAAGAAGATATTATTAGAATGTCGGAACAAGCGGTTAATAAAGGTTGGGGACCACGTGGCGCTGACACTTATTCAATATGGTTATACAAAGGCGGTGGTGCGTGTCACCATAGATGGAATAAACAAGTTTACGCAAGTTTTGAAGGTGTAAACATTGATGTTAATTCACCTAAAGCAAGAATAATAGCAGGTGCAAAAGCTGCGGAATATGGCTATACAGTTAAAAATGAGGAATTAGTTTCCAAACGACCAATAGATATGCCAAACAAAGGATTTTTACCTAAAAACAATTAGAAAATGGCTTACGCATTATTAATAAGTACTGAGGATGTAAAAAGATTCACTATACTAAATGGAAATTTAGATGTAGACGACTTTATCCAATATATAAAAATAGCACAGGATATAACTATTCAAAACTATTTAGGAACTGATTTATATAACAAGTTTCAAACCTTGATTATAAGCGGTGATATTAACTTAAACGCAAACCTTAAATATAAGAATCTTTTAACCGAGTATATTAAACCGATGTTGATTCATTTTGCAATGGTTCAATATTTGCCTTTTGCAGCTTATACAATAGCTAACAAAGGAGTATTTAAACATACTGCTGAAAATTCTACAAGTGTAGAGAAAAACGAAATTGATTACTTGGTAGAAAAAGAACGTGATATTGCACAACATTACACACAAAGATTTATAGATTATATGTGTTTTAACAATGCAACTTTTCCTGAATATAATAGTAACTCTAACGGGGATATGTTTCCTGATACCGACAATTTCTATGGATCTTGGGTGTTGTAAAAAGAAAAGAAAAAAGGTAGGTAGTTATACCAAGCCTAAAGAAGAAAACAAAAAGAAGTTAGAATTATTTTTAACAAAAATAGAAAATGGCAAATAATATAGATTGGGGGCAAGGTGTAAATAACAACGATATTTATTGGGGGCAAGGTGCTATCACTAATGATATTAATTGGGGTAGTGTTTACTCTGTAAGTTACTCGGGAGAGACTGAAATATTAGGAAACGAAATTGATGCAGTAATAGATTTTATAGCAAGGGTTACTGCTGATAGCGGTACGTTTGAGGCGAAACAATGTTTAATTAATATAATAGAAAATATATGAGTTTATTTGATAGTGCTTCATTGGTAGTCACTCCGAATGGTTACAAAGAGGACAAACTTTATTCGATAAAACCTACTGATGGTAGTGGTGATTTGGTAGTAACGAGAGCAACAACTGCTACGAGAGTTAATGGTGCAAATTTAGTAGAAGTAGTACCAAGAAACTTATTGACTTATAGTAAAGATTTAAGTTCAGGTTATACTTTAAATCAATGTACAATTACTTCAAATCAAACAGCCTTTGATGGAACTTCTAATGCAAGAAGAATAACTAATGGAGCTACTGCTACAGACCCATATTTTGAACAATCAGTTTCTTTTGCTCCTACTACTTATACTTGGAGCATTTATGTAAAACAAGGAACTGCCGCTTCAGCTGCTATTAAACCTGTTCACGTTGGTATTGGTGGAGATGTTAGTTTAATGACTTTTACTTTTGCTACCGAAACTATAAGTTCATCAGGTATTATTACATCAACAGGATTTACTAAATTAACAAATGGTTGGTATAGAATTTATTGTAGTGTTAATATTACTTCAAGTGTATCAAATTTAAGAGGTCGTTTTGGTAACCCAAATGTAGCTAATGTTTATAATGATTGGGCATACCCACAATTAGAAGCAAGTACAACAGCAAGTGAATTTTTACCTACTACAACACGTTTAAACATACCTCGTATTGATTACACTAATGGAAGTTGTCCGAGTATATTGGTAGAGCCACAGAGAACTAATGTAATTTTAAGAAGTCAAGAGTTTGATAATGCTTATTGGACAAAACAAAACGCTTCAATAGTAATAAATTCTACAACATCTCCTGATGGTACATTAAACGCAAGTAAATTAGTTGAAGATACTGCAAATTCAAGACATTATATAAATGCTACTAATACAATAGTTACTGCAACACAACAAACTGCAAGTATTTATATAAAAGCTGCGGGAAGAACTAAATTTGCTTTATCAGAAGAAGTGGCTACAGGTGCTTATGCTTCTTTTAATCTTGCTAATGGTACAGTATTAGACCAAAACGGTATTTCTGCAAAAATAACTCCATTAACAAATGGTTGGTTTAAATGTGAATATACTATAAATAGTACTATATTTTTCTTATTAAGAATTGTATTATTACCTAATTCATACACTTCAGGTTCTGTAAATGGAACATATACAGGTGATGGAACAAGTGGGGTATTTTTATATGGTGCTCAATTAGAACAAGGAAGCTATTCAACTTCATACATTCCTACAGTTGCAAGTACAGTTACTCGTAATGCTGATGTTATTTCTAAAACAGGAATAAGTAGTTTAATAGGTCAAACAGAAGGGACTTTGTTTTGTGAAGTATTGCAAATGGGTGGAAATACAATCGTTCCTTTCCAATTATCTACCACTACAAATAATAATAGAGCGCAAATTGAAATTAGCGATGTTGGTGCACCTCTTTGTGTTGTTTCTTCGGGTGGCGTTAATACTGCTGTAATTGTAGGTAGTTATTTACCTTTCAATCAATATCATAAAATTGCAATAACATACAAAGCAAATGAATTTAAATTGTATGTAAATGGGGCGCTTGTTGGAACAGATACAAGCGGTGCAATTCCAACTTCATTAACTGCACTTTATATTGGTTCAGAGTCAGGCACAACTTACGCAGGTTTTCAAATGAAATCAGCGGTACATTGGAAAGAAGTATTAACCAATGACCAACTAATCGCTTTAACAACTATCTAATGGAAATATATAAATTACAATACAAAGACAAAGAAACTGCTTTAAAAGATTTAATCGCTAAAGGAGTTTACAAAGAAGTAGAAAACCTTGACAAAGAAATTATCTTGTCTTACGGGCAAGGTATACAAGCAATAGTAGAGATAGGTTTAATAGTTTTAGAAAATGGAACTTACGATGCAGACTTTAACGAAATAACTGCACCAATATTCGCTGATGGTTATCATTTTGATGTAATGAGTGAAAACGAAATTGTGTTTGATAATGCTATTGAGGTTAAGAATCCTAAACATACTTTTGCGGGTTATGAAGTTGTTAGCGATTTGATATATCCTTTTGAAAAAATAATCAATGAGTAGAAAAGAAAAAATAGATTTATTCCTTAACAAGTGGGTAAGTCGTAAATTAACAGTTTTTGTAGTAGCATCTGCAGGTTTATTCTCAGGTGTTATTACTTCTACTGATTGGGTTATTATTGGAACTTCTTACATAACTATCGAGGGAGTTACAAATATTGTTGAACGTTTAATGAAAGCTAAAAATGTCAATTAACGATTTGAAACTATACGGACTTAATTCACTTGCGATGGCAATTAGCTTTTCTAATGTAGAATCTACGCTAAAAATATTCTTATTGTGTGTGTCTATAATTTATACAATAATGAAAACTATTGAATTGGTAAATAAAAAAAATGATGAGAGAGATTAAATACATAGTTATTCATTGCACTGCTTCGCAACCAAATACAAAAAAAGAAGCTATTATAAATTATTGGAAAAATACTTTAAAATGGAAAACTGTAGGTTATCATCGTTTAATTGATGCAAATGGTGTTATTCACGAATTGGCTAAATACGAACAAGTAACAAATGGTGTTAAAGGTTACAACTCTGAATCAATACATTTTAGTTACATTGGTGGAATAGATGAATCAGGTAGGCCAAAAGACACACGTACAATTAAACAAAAAGAAAGTTTATTGTATTTAGTCAAACAAGCTAAAAAACAATTTCCTAACGCTATTGTTCAAGGTCATAAAGATTTCAAAGGCGTAGCTAAAGCGTGTCCAAGTTTTGATGCTAAAAGCGAATATAAAGACATTTAAGACACTTTTATATGAAAATAGTATATTTACTTATCTTATTAATTTTAACGTCTTGTGGTGTAGTTAAAAAGAGTT